CCTGCATCGTCTTCGCTCGGAGCGCGGTCTGCTGCTGGTAGTGAAGCTCGGTGAGTTGGGTGCCGAGCTCGGTGACCGCCACCTCAGAACGGAGGGGGCGTAGCCGAAGTGGCGGGAGTGAACGGTGCCGGGTTGGCCTGCCCCTCGAGCAGTTGGTTCAACTGGGCGAACGCGTCGGACGACTGGGCGGTGGCCTTCCACCGGTCGACGTCCTGCTGTGACACGCCCGGCACCCGCTCCCACAACTCCTGTGCGGGAACGCCCAACATCTGGGTGAGCTTGCCGAGAGCGTCGACGGTGGCGGCCAGCGAACGGGCCTCCGTGTCACGCCAACGGACCTCTGCGTCGTCGGCGACGTCGACACCTTCGGCGCTGGCTGCGAGGCGGAGCGCCTGTTCCCACGACTCGCCCCACGTCGTTTCCCGCTCGGCGATCTTGCGGCGCTGACCCGACTCGGCGGCGGCCAACGCCTCGGCGGACAGGTTGATCATCTTGCCGAGCAGGTGATGCGGCGGCGTCTGGCTGATGGTGGCCAACAGTTCGGTGGTGGCGGTGCGGGAGTCGAGGTAGCCGCCGAGGTTGACCTCGCCGAACTCGCCGACCTTGACGTCGGTGTCCTCGAACGACCACAGACGGGACGCCGACGTTTGGGCGGCGGTGTTCTCGTCGAGGCCGGTCCAGCCGATGATGTACCGCTGCTTGAACGCCTGGAAGTGCTGGGCGACCATCAGACCGAACGTCGTGGCGTCGATCTGGTCCTGCAACGGCATCAGCGGCTCGACCTCGCCCAACAGGCAGCTGTCGACGTCGAGGTCTTCGTGGTTGCGGAACCGCACCACCGGACACACGCCCATCCCATGCGTCGCCGAACCCACGATCACCGCATCGTCGGACAGCTCGAGGGCGCAACCGTCCATGCGGTACAGGTCGTCGACCTCGTCGACCACGAAGTACACGGCCTCGCCGTCGTAGAGGCGGTACGACACCATGCGGCCGTCGCGGGACACGTCGAGGGCGTAGGCGGGCCACTCGTCGTCGAACCCGTCGTACACCGCGGTCATCTGCCGGGGCGACTTGCCTCGCATCACCGGATGCGGCTCCCCAGGTGCAACGAGGACGTAGGCAGCGCCGTAGGCCAGGGTGGCGCGGTGGACGCCGATCTGGCGGGCGTCCATACCGTTCGCCTGCCAAATGTCCCACACCTCGACGTCGTTCTCCGGCGCACGAGGCTCCCGGAACCCGTCAACGAACAGGCCCTGCGCCAACACGTCGACAACGAGGGCGATCAGGTTGACGCGACTCATCTTCGCCAGATGTCGCACCTCGCGGGGCACGTTCGCCGGCAACACGGGATAGTCCTGGCGGCCCCGCCAGTAGTCGTGGATCTCGTCGAGCTTCTCGCCCTCCGACTTGCGGGCCACCAACAGGCGGCGGACCGCGTCGACCACCTCAACCTTGTCGAGCATCAGAACGACACCCCCAAGGCGCGGAGCAGGAACACGACGAGAAGGACGAAGATGACGATGATGAGGACGCTGATCAGGGTGTTCACAGGGTCCTCCTAAACGAAGATCGCCCGGCCCGAACGGCCAGGCGCCGGCTTATCGGCACCGGCAGCGACCGCATCAAGGCGGGCTTGCCACGCGAGGACCGCAGCGACCGCCGCGTCGATCTTGCGCATCGAATCCGGGTGGTCCTTGGCGATCTGCGTGCCCGACCGCGACGGGCGACGGCGGGCGTTCAGAACATGGCGGGTCAGGGCGAACGAACCGTCGTGGGAGAGCTCGCCGTCGACAACCGCCGAGTGGAACTGCTCGAGCGCTCGGACGATCAGCCCTGACCGGCCACCCGTCATCCACCACTCGCACGGGTGGTCTCGGCTTGCCTTCACCGCCAGGCCCTTGTGGAAGGCGGCCTCCCACTGGGCTACGTAGCCCTCCCAGCGGGCCGGGTCGCAGTAGAAGCCGGCCACGCTGAACTTGTCGAACGCTGAGCGGACCGCGGCGTCGACCTCGGTTGTCGGCACCTGCCACTCGTCGCCCGCCGGACCCGCCGGCTGCTCCCACACCCCCAACTCAAACAGGTGACCATCCGACACCCGGCAACCGATCAGCGCCGTGGCGTCAGCCACACCCCTGGCCCGTTGGCGGGACCCGTCGAAGCCGAGCGTGACAACGTCGCCGTCGGCGACAACCTCGCCAGCCTTGGCGCACCCGGCCCATTCGGGTTGGGCGAGCCAGGCGTCGGAGGCGTGGGTGACCTGGTTCAGGTAGTACATGCGGGCGGTCTGCGGCTCCGTGGCCGGGTCCCACACCTCAGCCATGATCCGCTCGAGGTCGACCCAGCCGCCGGCTTCCCTAGCGGAGTCGCCGTAGACGACGAGCAGACCGGCGTACAGGCTGTCCCGGTCGACCATGTCCGTCTCCGGTGGAGCCTCCCGGTGATCCCAAAGAAGGCCGTCGTCCTTCGCCCGGCCCTCCACGATCCGCTTCCAGTACTCGGCGGACGCCTCCGACACGCTGCCAGCGCCTGGCTCGAACGCATTCGGCGACTCGATGCTCGACCCGCTCGTCTTGCCGAGGTTGCGGCGCAGCGTCGCAGCCAGACGGACACCGCCGTTCGACGGTTTCCACTCCTCCGTCTGATCTAGGACGCAGAACACGGGCCGGTTGCCCTCACGGCTGGTCGCTGAGCTCGTCACGAACTCGATGCGGCCCTTCGGGAGGTTCACGAACGTCTCCATCGGCTCCAACCCGGGGAACAGGTCGACCGCTGGGCCATCGCGGAGCATCTCGAGCAGCGGCGCCCACGCATTCCGGGTCTGACCCTCGCTGACGGCGGCCAGTTGCACCCACGGAGTGCGGGACTCAGCCCACGGACGGCCAACCGGCTCACCCCGACCGTCCCAACCGTCGGGAACGACCGGCCCAAGCGCCTCCGCGCACGCAATCGCCGCCAGAACGGGCGACTTACCCCACCCCTTCGGCCTCGACAGGACAGCCCGGCGGTACTTCCGTCGCCCCGTGCCCGGATCGAGGGCGTAGAAGTTGAGAACGAACTGGGCTTGCTCCCGGGTCAGGTGAAGCGGCTCGTACTCCGACCGGTCCGGCGTCGCCAGATGGTCAGAGATCCAGTCGAGCACGCTGATCCCGAGCGACGGGAGCTCACCCGGGTAGCGGGGACCGCGCCACGGCATCAGCCTGACGCCGGCAGGACCCGCAAATCGGCGTACCGCTCCGCCGCACCGCTCGTCGCCGGCCGCTTGGCGTCGGCGTCGTCGGCGGCAGCGAACTGGATGCGGAGCCGAGCCCGGTCCTCCATCGTCGCCCCGAACTTCGCGACCCTCAACCGGAGCTCCGGGGCCACGCTCAGGTTCCCCTCCCACAACGCCGCGTGGAGCGTCGCCGTATCCATCAGGAAGTCCCAGTCGCTGGCGGTGAACAGCTCGGCCTGCGCCGACTCGCCCCACATCCGCCACCAATCACGGGTCCGCTTCGGCCACTGACGACGAGGCAACGACGGCTGCGCGGCCGGAACGAACCGGAGCGTCGTCGTCGGGATCGGGCCGGTGTTGGCGCGGGCCCGCTTGCGGGGGTCCTTCGGTTGCGGTCCCATGCCGGCCATGTGGTCTCCTCAGCCGATCAGGCGGAGCTGATCGTTGGCGGCGCCCGCCGACTTGATGCTGTTGCACAGGTAGTGGGCGCACTGGACGTTCGCCGGTTCGTGGGTACCGCCGTCGGCCAGCGGGGTGATGTGGTCGAGCACCGGAGCGTTCGGGTGGGGCACGACGGCGTTACGTCGGACCTTCCGCTTGCAAATCTGGCACCGCCAGTCGTCCCGCTCGAAGATCCGAGCTCGGTAGACCGGCTCGACGAACGCATCCCGCTTCCGAACCCGGCGCGTGCTGCTGTGATCCCGCTTCTGGCACCGCTCCGAGCAGTAGCGGCACGGTTGGTCGTTCCAGAGCATCACGAAGAACTCGTCGCACCGCCGGCATCGGCCAGCCTGGAACATCGGCCGCACCGGGCAGACGTCGCACCGCCAGAGTCGTTGCATGTCTTGTCCATGCATCGTTGCCAGCCGGCCACAACCGGAGCGGCAGTCGGCGACACGGATCTTTGATGCCGGCCATCGGGTCCGTTGCGACTTGCCAAAGCAAGCCTGTGAGCAGAACCGGGAGGGCAGGTCAGATCGACACGACCAGACGTCTCCGCATTGCTCGCACACACGCTCATCGTGGAGGCGACCGCGTTCCGCCATGTACTTACGCTGGCGAGCATTCCGTCGTTCGCGGTCACGGCGTTCGTACGGCTGCCCAGTCCGCTCCTGGTACTTCCGGCGGAACTCGGCCATCCGCGAATTCGTCCGCAGGCGCTTACATTCTGGCGAACAGGTCTTCGACCTGCCCGCGCCAACGGGCGCGTCGCAGATCTCGCAGGTACGCTCGGCCACGCCGACGCCTCCTTGCAGGTGTCAGCCAAGGGCCGGGGGGTGTTGGTAGCACTCGCCCGGCCCACCTACGTATTCGCAGGTCAGTCGTTATTCTACCTGCGGCTCAGCCCCAGACCCGTAGAGATGGGCAGCGGCTATGCCTCCCGTCTCTTTTC